TTACAGCTCTAAAATGTCATTTAAATCGCATTTTAAAAATCTGCAAATCAGCTCAAGATGTGAAAATTTGAAACCGACAGCGATGTTATTGCAAAGCTGTGAGATCGTGGACGGTCTGATGCCTGTCGCCTGCGCAAGTTCAGCCTGAGTAATGCCCCTGGAATTAAGCAAAGCCCTTAATTTTACTCTCATGATTACCTCCGGTATGTTTTTTACAACATAAATAACGAAATCCGTTATTTATTCTCTAAAAAAAATACTAGAAATTTGTGATTATTACCTCTTTGAAATCACCTGATGAAAGACTGTTATTGCGGGTGACCGCCTGAATATTGTAGTCTTTATACAGGTCTCTCACATACTTGTCATCGTTGTACGACAGTACAAATCTGCCCTTGATCTGGTGAAGAACCCTGCAGAGCCGCTCATGGTCATCCTCGGTAAATTTAACAGTGTAATGCCGCTCTGTCTTGTGGTATGGAGGGTCGCAGTAGAATAAAGCTTTCTCACGGTCGTATACCTTGATAAGATCCTCAAAATCTTTGTTTTCGATCACTACTCCATCCAGTCTTGCCTCGATATCTGCGAAATTATCTGTGTTAAGCCGCTTTTTGTTGCAGCCGAACGTTCTCAGACTTGCTCCGAAGCCTGTCTTGACAAGCACATAGAACATAGCAGCCCGCTGAATGTCTGTAAATCCGGTTACAGATATGCGCTCACGGCAGTCAAGGAACATTTCCCGGCTGTTTAAATAGTATTTTATCTCCTTTTTAAGCTCATCAAAATGATATTTTAAGCATCTGAAAAAGTTGACCAGATCACTGTTGGCGTCATTATAGATCTCTAGATCAGCGTGTTTGTCTTTTGAAAAAAGTATAGACCCGCCTCCGCCGAATACATCGATAAATCTGTTGTAGCTTTCTGTAGGCGGGAAAGACTTGATGATCTTACTTTTAAGCTGGCTCTTTCCACCAATCCATGGTATTGGACTTTTCATAAATATGACCTCCTTTTAATATAGTATACAGCTCCGAGCGGATTGCCCGGAGCTGTTACTTTTAAATCTTTTTAAGCCAATCAGCAACAACATAATAATGCTTGCGACCAAGCTTGATTTTTCTCCAGTAGTGACCGTGATGAAATTCATAAAAATCATCAGCGACTTTTACCGGAGTATTATCTTCGAGAACGCCAACGATCGTTCCGGCGGTGAAGTTGCAATCGCTCCTGTAATTAAGCCTAGTGACTGTCACCATTTGACTGTATGATGTTTCTTTTGTATCCATAAGCTACTCCTTTACTTTATCGTTACAGACAGCTTTTTAATAAATTTAGTCCCCGCAATACCGTTCTGAGTATAGCCCCACTTTTTCAACAGAGCATTGACCGCCTTTAGGGTACCGTCTCCGAACGTGCCGTTGTTGTCAAGTTTGTACCCTGCCAGCATAAGGAGCTGTTTCAGTGCAAGAACTCCATCAGATTTATCACCTTTCTTAAAGCCCGAACTGTCAAGTACCTTAGACGTGCTTGTGTTAGTAGCCTTAAAGCCGTTAAGCCCCTTAGCCTTTATCACAGACGGGTAATCCACATAGCAGTAATCCATGTCTACCGGCACGGAAACACCGCTGACCTTGCCCATTGAGCTGTACTGCCACATACCGTATGTGCCGCCGTAGTTGCACTTGCTGTTGTATTCTGCAATCCACAGTGCATAGCGTCTTGCGACATCATTTGTTATGTAAGTCTGGAGCGGACTGCGGCTGATATACAGACCTGCGAAGTAGCCTGCTTCCTCCAGCGCAGTGCAAAAAGTTTTTACCATGTCGGAGCATACCGTTTTACCGCGTGCAAAAGCTTTCTGCCACTCCAGATCAAAGTAAATCGGGTATTCAAAAGTTTTGCCCTTGATGTAATCAAGACAAAGAACTGCGTCCTGTTTCGCACCGGATACCGTTGTCTGCCATGTATAGTAATATGCGCCGACGTCAAGCCCAGCTGCCTTTGCATTTTTGTAATGCGTTTCAAAAAGCGGGTCTTTTACTACACAGTTCTTCGTGTTATCCCAGTTATTGCATCTGATAATAACAAAACTGTAGCCCGCCGCTTTGACCTTTGCGAAATCTACGTTTGTCTGATACATAGAAACATCAATGCCTTTAATTGTCGCTGCCATGATAATTATCCTCCTTGTTATTTTTATAGTTTTTCTGATACTGCGTGCCGAAATAGAACGATATCACCACAGTAAACACTGTGATGAACTGTTCTGCAGTTATCGTGCGGCGAAGTGCCAGCACGCAAAACACCGCCGTCAGCAGTATCGTAACAATAGACTTGACGTCTATAAGCTTTGCAAATTTCTGTTTCATATCTTGCTCACTCCTAATCCGCTATGCAAATGTTCTTTCCGCAAAGATACTTCTTATCAGTTTCAGGAATGAACATTTTGTTGTACTGTATCGGTGAGTATCGCATTGCAAAAATATCATTGAAAACATCACCTGTTGTTGAATTAACTATTGGCACAAGAACTGCCATACGATCATTTGTAATTGTGGAATTGTAAGCATTTTCGACTGATATGCCGCTATCTGTTGCAATAGTCAACGTACCATCGTCTGCTGTGTAAATACAACCTTGTGCTGTTGTTCCGTCAAGCTTTGTAATTTCTCCGACATAAAATTTATAGTCTAAATTATCATCATACCCACTAGATGAAGATGATAATTGAAATGCAAATCCTTTTGACGTTTTAGTGAAGCGCCATGTTACATACATATTAGTTAAGTCTCTGCTATACAGCGTCTTTGTACCAAATGTGCCACATACGATCACGTTAAATTTTGCATATGTGCGTCCTATATTTTCACCAGCTAGTCTTAAATATAGGTTATCTGTAATATAGCAATCGTCCGTATACCCATCACTAGACCTTACAGTTTTTATCCAGTCATATGAGTTATCAATATCAGTAAATACTTGCGAATACATATCATAGCCGCCGTGATTATTATCTTTTTGTTTACCGCTTATTGTCGTTATCGCCATTACTCAGTCACCTCCGTTGCTGTTCCTATAACTGGTGTCACCGCTGTGCCCTCTGTCCAGCCGTATGCAGTACCGACGGGAACGCTTGCACCGCTCGCCATATCGGGTATAGTGTCGATAATATCCATATTGCCGTTGAAGTCCTCGATGCTGAACCTGTCCGACCTGTCGGGCTTTTTAAGCCCGAGATTTTCCGTGAAACTAGCCAACTATACTTCCCCCTTCCGCATTTTTGCCGACTATGAGATAGTACACCTTGAAAGCGTATGTTCCGCCCTGGTCAGAGTTGTGTTCAAGGTATGCCTCCCAGTCGATGTCCCTGCCGTTGCTTGCGACTTTGTATTGAAAGCTCTGCGACTTGAAGTGCTTTTTGTTCCAGTCGCACACCATAAACACCGCAGGGTTCGTGACCCCAGAGGGTATCATGCCTGTGCGTGTGTTGTAAGTCCACTGTGAGCCGTTGTCGGCGTTGACCTTCATATTCACCGTGAAAGACCCCCACCGCATATACAGTGGGTAGAGCCTGTTCACAAGGCTTACTATCTGCGCCGCTGTCTTTGCACGAAACACCGCTGTACCGCCGTCTAAAAGCTCGTCCGTCTGCTCTCCTGAGTATCTCAGCTCGTATTCGTCCTCGCCGACTATTTCTTCAAGTGCTGCCACTCTCGCCGTAAGCTGCTGGATAAGCTCCTCGGTGGTGGGCGTTGTCTGACCTGTGTCTGCTGTATCGGCAGTATTCTCCGCCTGCGTATCAGCCACAGTTGTTATCTCATTTTCGTCCATTATCTCGCCTCCTAAAGCTGTTCTTCCACCGACAGACCCACCGCAGAAATATCGGCTGAAAGTCCGCCGTCAAAATTGAATCCTATGTTAGTTATTGGTATATCGTAGCTTTCACCGCTTTCGCTGACATATGTTATCACGTCACCGACGTCAAATCGTGGGTCGCCAAGGCGGTGAAAAAGCTCCGTTGTATACCACGAAAAACCGCCTATCCTATGCCACAATGACCGCAGCAGCGACATTGTCATATATGGATTTTCAAACTCCAGCACACGCCCTGCCGAGCCTGTGGTGTTGCCCAGCCGCAGAGTTTCGCTGTCGCTGACCTTGCAGATGATACCGACTATCACATTTTGCCGTTCGCTGAGTGTTGGCAGGTCGATAGTGTTATTGTCCAGTATCTTCACGCTCGAGCCGTACCATTTGCGGACGTATCTGCCGTATCGGTCAACAAAGCCGAACTCGCCTTGTGCCGAAGCGATGTAACTGAGCATTTGCCGCATTGTGGTGTCTTTTGGTATGCTCGATATTTTGAAGTCGAAGTTTGCGGTCTTTAATCTGATATGACCCTTGCCGTAGAGCCTTGCACCGCCCTTTACACGGAGCTTTGCAGGGATGGTGTAGTCGTTGCCGTTTTGCAGTCCAAGCTGCTTGCAGATATCGTCCTCGATAGCTTTGCTCCATGCAGGCAGGGTAACAGTGGGCTTGTAGACCTTGTCGGAAAAATACAACCTATCTGCAAAAGTGACCTCAGTATTTCCGCCCGACTTTTTCGATTTGACACAAGTAAACCGTCCGAGCGGTATTCTCTCTCCGTCAAGCACCTCTCCAAGCTTACTTATCTGCTCCACTGTCAGCTTTGAAAGCTCAGCGTAGGTGTAGGATTCTAGGGTGGAGTAGGTGGTCACGCCTGTGAGGTCTGCAAGGTACAGGGACAGGTCATACTCTTTGCCGAGGAAACGTGTTTCAGCATCGTTTATCTGTAATGCCCAAGACTGTGAGCACACTGCACCAAGCTCTATGTCGTCACTGAGGCTCGTTGACTGCACGTCACTGGTAGCGGACATTATGTTGTCCCCCATTATTACGCTCTCGTCGTTTTCAAGCCACATACGCCATGTGCGGCAGTAGCTTTCGATGCGTGAGGAGACGGTTGTACTTGTTGTATACATATATCCGCCTCCTACTGCATGATAAGGTCAACAGCAACGCCTTTGCAAAACTGCCGCTTTTCGTCCCAGCCGAATATTTCATAGCTTGGATCTCCTGCATAGACCCTTATTTTGATTTCATTAAAAGTCTCGTCCAAAAGTGTGGCGTTAAAAAATGGGCTATCAACATTTGAGATATACTTATTTATCTGTGCAGTCTGCTCGCCTGTGAGATGATACCATTTAATAGTGACCGTTTTCTTTATAGCCCTGATGTCTCCGACCATAAGACAATTAGCGGTGCGCCCTGCATTGCCCGACCAGATTTTATTGTTACAAAAAGTAATTTCAGCAGGAGTGGCTACCGTTTCTTCTTCAAATTTCAATCCATTTGATTTCATAGTATCCCTCCTATACTTTTATCGGCGATTTGCCGTTGCGCTTGATAAAATCATTTATATCGTCAATAACGATCTGTGACAGCACTCTGCCCTTTACTTCGATCGGTATCGTTACGCTTATTTTCTGATTGCCTACAGCTCCGCCGTAAACAGCAAGCGCCTCAAACAAAGCCTGCTTGATCGTATCCAGCGGAGCTTCGATGTTTGTGCCGCGTTTCTGGTCGCCGAGAACCGCAAGAAACTCGGAGTTCGGCGGAATTACCGCGCCGGTGGCGAGCATTGGAATCTGAGGAACTGGTATAGGGTCATAGTCCCAAAACTCATCAAATGGTGTAAAGCCTGCTATTTCAATATCACGAATATCATTAAGTATGCCATTAAGAAAATCCAGTGGAGTAGAAATAACTTTATTTATTCCGCCAATTATGCCGTTTACAACCGTTGTGAATACTCCTGTTATACCCTCTTTGATACCGTCAAAAATTTTGCCACCAGTCGAAAATACGTCCTTAACTGCTTGCCAAGCCTTTGAAAATATATCTTTAAACCAATCAGCTACCTTAATAAACGGTGATTTTATTGCAGTCCACAAATCCCTGAAAAATTGTGCTGTAGCCGAAAACGCCGATTTTATATTTGTCCACGCAGTTGTAAATATATCTCCAAACCAACTTCCTACTGCAGAAAAAATGTCTTTGATTCCTGTCCACAGATTTGAGAACCAACCTATAACGGCATTCCAGACAGACAAAATACCGTCCCAAGCTGCTTGGAAAATTCCCGTAAACCATTCTGCCACGACGGCAAATACATCTTTTATGCCTTGCCATATTCCGGCGAAAAAGTCTTTAATTGATGTCCAGACCTCTGTTACCCAGTCTACAAATTGCTGTATGGTCATTTTAAAGCTGTCCCACAAATCAATAAAAAACTGTTTTACTGTTTCCCAATTTTTGTACAGCAATACGCCGATAGCGATAAGCGCACCGATTCCTAGACATACAAGTGTGATTGGACTCGTCAAAAAATTAACTGCTACACCAAGTGCAGTAATTAACGGTGTCAATACACTTGTTCCTGCCGCCAATGCGGCAAATGCACTTACTACGCCTTGAATTATTCCGGATATTGCAAATGCCGATCCCAAAGTCCCAACTACAACAGCAAAATTCTCAACTGCAGTCTGATGATCCTTTATCCAGTCACTAATTCCGTTTAACGCAGATGTGATGCCATTTAATGCGGCTGTTATAACACTTCCGGTCCACGTTGCAAGCGGCTTCAAAAATTTATCCCATAGCCATTTACCAAGAGGCTTTAAAGCTTCGACAGCCGAGTTCAAAGTATCTATAGCCGCACTTAGCAAGTCAAGAAAATCCGGAATAACATTTTCAATAGTGAATCCTGCCATTGGCAGCAAAACATTATCCCAGAACCATTCTAGACCGTCGCCGACATTTTCAGATAATGGTTCTATTGAATCAAGCAAACTCTTAACACTTGTCAGAAGAGGTGAGAAGTCAAGTTCTGCCGCCCAGTCTCTTGTGTCTGCGGTTATTGAATTAATAGTGCTGAGAATATCGTTGAAGATATCAAGAATATCCTGAATAATACCTTTACCGGTATCATTTTCACTCCAAGCGTTCTGAAAATTTGTTTTCAGATTGGTGACAGTATTATTTATGTTTGTAAGGCTCTGGATGATGTTTTCAAAAATATCCTCGCCTGTACCGTTATTCCACACAGCTCGAAAATCGTCTGAAATTTTATGTAATAAATCCTGCCATGCTAAACAGCTGTCCATATACGACTGTATCAGAGCCGTTCCGTTGCCGTTGTCGTTCCAAGCATTTTTCAGCGCATTGGAGACATCGCCGATGATGCCTAAAATATCCTCCCAGCCACGAAGAATGTTTGAAATATATTGCTCACCCGTGCCATTATTCCATACAGTCGCCAGACTTGAGCCTATGCTTGAAAACATTCCTTTAAGACTATTAAGTGCTTGTTTTGCACTGTCAATAACTTTCTCACCATTTTTAGACCAAGCCGTCTTAAACGGATCGAAAATAGTTTTAAAAGAGGATTTTACCCACTTGAAAAAATCGGTCAGCTTTTTATCGGCATCGGATATATCAACATCTACGGAAGTGGAGATCGTACCGCTGTCTAGAGTACCGACAGCAGAAGATGTATCCGTAGCATTAGTAGATGAGCTGTCATCGCCCAGCTTGTTTATCTGGTCAAAGCTTGCAAGGCTGTTTTCATTTGCCTTCTGAGTCTCTTCAGCCGCTTTTGCCATATCAGTATAATTATCAGCTGCCTGTGAAGAACTGTCAGCAACTCCGTCTGTTGTATTCATCAATTCAATGCCAAACACCTCTGAAAGTGCTTTGACTGCTGAATTAGCAACAGCTGTTAACTTCTGCAACTCAGTTGTGATACTTTTCACAACTGTTACGGCAGCAGAAAGAACAGGTTGTCCTATAACGGCAAGCAACTGCCTCCATGATTCTTTAAGATTACCGATAACATTCTCCCAGCCGTCTGCTTCTCTGGCGGCTTGTCCTTCTGCTCCCGAAAGAGCATTAGCATCTTTGACCATTTGCAATAGTGTAAGCTGCTTTTGAGCTTCAGATAATTCAATGTATGACTTCCCATAGAGCTTATTAGCCGCTGCGTTTCGTGTAGTTTCTGTACAACTCAAGCCCAGAGCGGCATCATTTTCAAAGTTGCCCTTTAAAAACGATTTCAGTGATTCAGCGGTATCTTCCAGCGATCGGTCGTAATATGCCGCACTATCTGCTGTTACCTGCAATGCCTCTTCCATCATTTTAAGAGCGCTAACTGAATCCATACCTGCAGTTTTAGCAAAAGCATAAATAGATGTACCTACATTTTGAAGTCTTGTCTGAAGAATACTACTGTTATCAGCAACACTTTTCATAGCGCCTTCTGCAGCAGATTTTAAATTACCAAAAGTCTGCTGCATTTGAGAATTTGCAGCATTTATATCAGCAGCAGCTTCAAGTGCTTCTTTTCCACTAAATACAGTGCCAAGCGCAGCACCCATTTTTATAACAATATTTCGGAGGTTCTCAATTTGGTTACCTAAACTGTTTACACCTTTAGTAAATCCTTTTGTATCTAATTTTGTATCAAAATTTAATCTGCCGTCAATTGCCAATATTATCATCCTCCTTCCTTGACAAATTTCTCCACACGCTGTATAATAAGAAAAATATATAGCGGAGGTATTTTTATGTTTTGTTTTAAATGTGGTGTTGAAATTCCCGACGAATCAGATTTCTGTATGAAATGCGGAGCTAAAATTCCACAAAATGATAAAATTGAAATTGAAGAAGTTAGTTCGATTTCAACTATACCTATGAATACCACAATAAAATCAGCTTTTGTGTCTACCATAACAGTTTCAGAAACAGAGATTTCATATAAAAGTGGTCTCAAAAGTGAAACTATAAAAGTATCCGACATATCTGATATTAGATATACAGCAGGAACGCCTTCAGAGAACGGTCGCTTGTTTATAACGGCAAACGGAAAATCATATAACGTAATGTTTTTCTTTAATAACAATAAAAAAATTGTTGAGTTATGTAGTTACTTCTCCACGCTTACCAATAATACCTTCATACCGATGAATGTTCCATCCATTACATCACAAACGAGAGAAACACAACCTAAAGAAAAAGAGCCTAAGGAAAAAACATTATCCAAACGTCAGCGTATCAGGCAAAATAAGAAAAATGGAATAGCCTGTTGTCCAAAGTGTGGCAGTACATCATTGTCTGCAAACAAGCAGGGATATGGCATAGGAAAAGGCTTAATTGGAGCAAAGCTTTTAGATGATTCTATAGGTCTTATTGCTGGTAACATAAACTCCCGAAAAGTACACGTTACTTGTCTTAACTGCGGTCACAAATGGAAAATATAACATAAAAGGTCAGTCTTAGGGGCTGACCTTTTTGCTAATAGAACAAACTGTTTACAAAATCATTCTCTGCCTGTTCCTCAGGGGTAAGCTTGTACTTGATATCAATAAGATCCCTGTGATCACGATAAAACTCCAGCTCGTACTTTTCCAGCTTTTTGCCCTTGGCTTGCTTAGCACGGATATTAATCACTTGTGAGAAAAGCCCTTCGCCTATTTCATTGAACAGTCCAAGGAAAGTCCACCAGTGCATATATTCAACTTCTCGGATCTCTTTCCCGGCAACCTTATTAAGTGCAGGAAACATAATGCTTTCATCCTGTTCCCAGCTTATGATTGGTTTTGGATACTCTTTGGACTTAGACATATCGCCGCCGTCCAGAAACCATTTGGCTTTTTCAGCTGCCTCCTGCAGATCTTTTTGCGGTATCTGCGTATAGTCCTCCAATAATAATTGCAGACATCCATATGTCTTGTATTTATCGCTTATATCATCATCATCACACATATCAAAAATCAATAATGCAACTCTGTAATCGCTGTATATAGGATAACTTATCCCATTTACGACAAGAGCTTTCGGCAGTACTCCTATCATTTTGACAACCCTATAACAGCATTACGCTGTTTACTGTACTTATTAAGCTTTTCCTGACTCTTTTTCTTTTCCTCAGCCGACACTTTAGCGATGTACTCAAAAATGCACTGCATAAAACCAATAAACAAAGGCTGACCGTTTACAGGGGACAAACAGCTTTTATCGCCAAATACTGTCTTGCAGATGTCATACCCGAATATCTCATTTATAAGCTCTTTCACTGCACAGTCGAGCTGATCGGCAACAGCCGCAGCATCTTTAAGCTTATCAAATTCAGGATCTTCCTCGTTAAGGTTCTGCAGTTCCGTTATTTTATTAAGATCCACGTCCTTATATTTTTCTTTGATTTCTTCGGATTTTATATCAAAATTCGCCATGCGGTTAAGGAACTTAGCGTCCGTAGGGTTAATGCGTATGACCCTGTTAGGGTCGTCTCCGAGCTGTATGTTCTTGTAACCGTCATCATAATTAAGCTTTATTATTTCTGCCATGATTCTCACTCCTTAAAAATACCGGGGCGGAATTCCGCCCCATAATAAACTATCCCTCTGCGTCCGGGGTAAACACGGGCTTACCACTCGTAATTGTGATCGTACCGTGTTTACGGTTACCGCATGGCTTTATTTCAAATGGTATGGTAACTCCTCCCTGTTCGCCGCCGTATGACTGAGGCTTTATGAGACAATCCTCGATCCAAGCATCATATGGAGCTTCGGTCTTATCTATCAGCACCTCCAGCATTGTGGTCTTGCAGTCGTCACCTGTAAGACGGTTAAATGCAATATCCTTAACCTTGGGATAAATGCTGTCTCCTTTGCGGGCATAATATGGATCAACCGACATATTAGGCTCATAGCCGTTATCTACAATATCAGTTTCATCCCACACGTTTTTAACGGTTTCTGTGCTGGGACTGAGATCCATTGTCAGCTCACTGTTATCCCTGCCGACCTTAAACCAATTGGGGGTTTCACCGCCAAAAGAAGCATCAATAAAATGTTTCAAATGACTACGCAAAAGCTTGTCTGTGCCTTCTGCAATAGCAAACTGTTCTGCCATAAAATATTCCTCCTAAAATCCTATAAATTCTTTTTCAAATGTGAGATGTATCTGTATCTGATACAGACCTCTGTCACCGTCTTCGTCAAGAGCCAGCAGCATACCATTGTCCGCCTTTATATTTGTGGGTATAAAGTTTTCCGCAAGATGAGGATAATTTCCGCTGCTGTTCTGATCTTCAATCCAAAAGATAAAATTCTCTGTAAAAGCCGACGCATTAAGCCTTGACAGATCATCGGCTGTGTACTCTCTGCTCTGGAGCAAAGCATTGTACTGCCATGTCTGATTGCCGCACACATCCTCGCTGAGCTTTACAAGCCCGGAGGTCTGTATACTGTAATTAACAGGCTCTGACTCGGTCTGATCTATGTGCAGATCAATATCTCCGAGATTGGGATATTGCAGCACATACTCTTTCATAGCCTCCAAAAGGCTCTTATTTCGCTCCTGCAATTCGTTTCACTCCTTTCAGTATGCCTGGAAGATGATCGGGCTTCATGCGTTCAAACCATAGCCTGCCTCGCTTGCCTCCACGGTTAAGACCCTGATTGCCCATACCCTTATTATCGTAATAATTCTTGCGGGCGTAAGGCGTGTTGTAATGCACCATGCCTGAGCCAACTACCGTTGATGTGATGCCGGATTGCTTGAGCTTACCCGTCTGCATTGGCACATAACTATCACCGCATCGTAAAACCTCGCTGTCAATATACTGCTGGACTCTGCCGCCCTTTTGCAGACCACGTCTTACGAGCAACTCATTTTGAGGAGCGACTTGTAGAGTAACCTTAATACTGTTTTTGCTCATTTTGCCGTTACCTCCATATGCTGCATATGCTTACTTCCATAATCCTTGCGTGCTACGGTGCTGATTTTGAGCGGGTTTACTGCCTTGAGCAGCTCTGTAACAGAGGTTGTCACGTCATAATCAATATCGCCTTTTACTATGTAATCGGATTTATCGACTGCAGCCGATAAAGGCAGATGTATCAACGCCCGGTCAACATCGGTCTTGCCCGTCTTTGCAATGTTTTCGGCTTCGGTGTCCTGCCACCAGCACGGATAATGCTGTGTAATAAATGCACCGTCGGGCTGTTTGTGCCAGACGGTGCATTTTGTATTATATCTCATTTATATCCACCCCACAGACCTGAGATTAAGGTATCTGGAGGCGGTCTTGATCAGCTCATCGGCGACAGCAGTCTGAGTGGTCGAATAACTTATCGAATAATCTCCGACCTTTTCGGAGGCTATCTGTTTATCCGGCTGTGCGGAGTACATGATCTCTGCACAAGCACAGCAGGCTTTGGCAAGGCTGATCTCGTCGGTCTCGGCAAAGCTCAGACTGTCGAGATATTCCGATGCACGCTCCGCAAAATAAGGATAATCCGTTTCGGAAATCTTATTGCCATGAAAATCAGCAGTGTAAAACGTGTAATCAGCATAAGCCATAGCCTACACCTCCGTTTCGCTTGTCGTATCCTCTACCGCAACTGCATCGACGATTTCCTGAATGATTGCGTCCTTCTTGCTTGCCGACCCGAGGTCAATGCCAAGTTCGGCGGCATAAGCTTTTAGTTCAGGGACTGTCATGCTCTTATAATCAATGACATTTTCATTTTCGCAATAGTCGGCAGGCGGTTCTATTGTTATTGGCTTCTCGTTAAAAGTCAATCCTACTGTCTTTGCCATAACGACACCTCCTATGCCTTGTGGTGCAGATAAATACCTGCCGCCTTGTTTTCGTACACATCAGCCAGACCATAAGCACGGAAGAAGAACAGCCAGCTGTCATCCGTCTGATTTTCCTCCGGCGTAACGACCTTGTTTACCGTGTGCTTAGGATACTGGATAACCGCCGACTTCTGGATTATCATAAAGTTTATATCCTTTGCGGTTGTCGCCTTAGCAAAACCGCCTGCCGTTTCATCGACGCCCTCTGATTTTGTCGTGCCGTCCTTAAGATCGATCGCAGTGTAAAATCTGCTCTGAGGCACTTTTACGATCTTAGCAAAGCCGTCAAGTACAGCCTTTGACTTTGTGGTGTCCACATTGATAGCAAGGTTATACAGAGTAGGAGTGATGTACAGAATACGGTTTTCCGGCGATACTTCGTCTTCGTCCATTTTGTTCTGTGCAGTGATCAGAGCGGTAAGGACATCATTACCCGATGAAAGTGTTGCTCCTGCAGAAACCTTAGATATGCCTGTTGTACCTGCATAGGTCGCGAACCTGAATGCGTCCTGTTCGGGAGCAACCTTGACGCGGATAAACTCTGAGGACAGTCTGCCGAAAGCAAGTCCTGCAGTCTCCTCATTGTCCATATTGTCAACGCTGAATTTACGACCTCTGTCGTAATTAAAGGTAACAGTCTCGTTTGTAAGAGTAACGTCGCCCTTTACATAGCCACTGTTTCTGGAGTAGTCCGCCAGACCGTCCATAGAGATCTTAGGGATTATGATCTCATTTGCGTTTGCGCCCGCTTTAACAAGAGTAGGATCGCTGTCGAGATCGGCGGTCAAAGATGCCTGCTTGTAAACCTCGTCAAGCAGTGCGATGTAGGTTTTAAATTTTGTAATTGCGTTTGCCATAATATTTTACCTCCGTAAAATTACTTAGTCGCAGGCAGACCCATTACGGCTCTTGCCTGTGCGTCTGATGTTGTTTCTGTTGCCGAACCGTGGTCAAGACCGGTGTCTATCCTTGCGATAGGCTCATCACCATCCGCAAAGAGAAATGCTTTGTCGGCCTTAAGCTTGTCAAGCTGTTCGGTAAGACCTGTGATCTTGCCGTCATCGTCAAGCTTGAGGAGCGACGAGTCAAGCTGAGACTTGACAATGTCCACATCTCTTGCTTTTGCTCCGGCAAGGGACAGTTCCAGAGCCTTGTCAAGCTTAAGTGCGGCAATATCTGCATTGTACTTGCTTTCCCAGTCGGACGCCGCTTTCTTAAGTCCTTCAATGTCCTCGCCGTCAAATGCTTTGACCTTATCAGTAAGCTCTGAGATCGTGCCTTTTGCCGTTTCCAGTTCTGCGTTAAGGTCTGTGTACTTCTGCTGTTCTGCGGTCAGCTCCGCTGTGTGCTGTTCAAGCACCTTGTTTGCCTGCTCCTCGGTAATACCGAGAGCTGTTAAATCTTTCAGTTCCATAGGGATTTTTCCTCCTTAATTTTGAGTATAAAATTTATCTCCTCGCAAGCGGCTCGGATTTTTGCTCCGCAAAAACGAGGATAAATAAAACGCCCTTGAAAGAGCGTTTTACTATCGTTAAAATGCAGTTTTAATCATCTGATAAATCTACAAGGCATTTAATAACCAAACAAATACCTTTTATTATTGTGAAGACCCATGCGGCTACATAACAACCAACGGGGATTTGCCCTGTATCGAGGGCGTAAAGCAATATGAGGGTTGAAAGCATAAATTATCAGCTCCTTTTTGCAAAATTAAAAGCCCCCAGTAGCTGGGAGCTTATTCATTATGAATTTGAAAATAAACCTTATCATAAATATCCAATGCTTTATATCCGAAATCTGTCATATTATTCTGATTTTCGTCCATGCCATAAACAACTGATATGTTGCTAATTATGCATTGAAACATAGAAACATCTTTATTATTTATTTCTATCTGACTTGTTTCGGGGAAGAGCTTGTATGGGTATTCCAAATCTTCAAAATCGCCATATTTGACAAGCATTTCATATTCATCTTTTTTGAAATTGAATATCATAATAATACACCTCACTTTGGATTACATTGAATAAGCACGCCCGTTTCAGGATTTATGGATACTGCACATTTATCTGTAACAAATAGCTGAGATATTTTAGGTTTACCATCTTCATCATATAAAATGTTACCGTTTTTATCCCTGCTAATTTTGGGTTTCATTGCTTTACCATTGGTCAAAGCATCCTGAATATCTTGAAGTTCAACGCCAAGACGTTTCTTACCCGTATCAGGATCTTTGATTACACCAATAACACGTTCAATGAAATGATCCGATTGCCCAGTTATTTCAATACCGTTAGTTGTAGTTAAACCAACAAGACTGTTGTTAATCTCATTGTGCAACTTCTTATAATGATCGTAACCTACAAGCGGAGAAATTTTTCCCTTTTTTACAGAAGTAATATATGCATTCATCAATTTGTACTCAGGAGAGTTATTATACTTCATATTTTCAAAAATGTCAAGGCTTTTCGGCGGATTTTCTATGCCGTAGCTTTTCATTTGCTTAACAAAGTAACGATTATTCCCATATACCGCTTTCTGCGAAACACTCTTGTTAAATCCAACAACCCGAACTCTGTCCTTTTCGGGATAAAGATCGTTCGTATCGCAAAACTCAGACAGCCGTTTTTCCTTAGTTTTCAGTATAGCCGAGTGGCGTTCAAACTGATTTTGCAGTCTCCGTTTAAGCACCTCGTCTTCCGTCTCAGAGATAGCACCGTCATATGCAGCTAAATGTCTTTTTGTAGCTCGTATAGACCGCTCCATAGCACGCTGTTTCTGCGATAATTCATACTGTCTGTTGTTTTCGGTCACGTCAACAGGGAGATTAGCACGTTCGGAAATTCCCTCGAAAAACGGATAAAAATCATGTCGGCAGTTCCAGCCTTTCAAGCCGTCACCCGTTCCGTAGCCTGTGGCGGTGCTGAGTTTAGGGTATTTTTTAGATTTGCCCGAAATGCTGTAAACCTTGCCTTGCCATAAAGCGTGTGAGGGACGCGCGCCCATGTGTGCGGTGACCTCAACCAGATCGCAGTCCATTTCTGCGGCAAGATCAAGCTGCATCTGACCTGCGGTCTGACTTATGCCCGTCATTACCGCACGCCGCACTGCAACGTCTGCCCAGTCGGTCTTACCCGATGGATAAGTTACAGTCGCAATACCTTGTTTAGCAAGCTCGACAACTGCGTCGTAAATAGCATCCTGATATGTAAAAGCACCGCTTTGTACCTTTAACCATGCCTTGTCCATAAGATGAGTAACAGTTGCCTGCGAGGACTCTACCATGGACTTACACAGATTTTTTGTCATACCATTTGCATTTTTAACGCCTGCCTTAAGCGTGTTGGATAATGCCACCGACCGCAGAGCGGCGGAGCAGTCCTTGCCGTAAGTTCTGTATATCTTGGCGTCGTTGTTGATTGCCTCCTTACAGGCATCGGTGTACAGCTTTGATATCTGCCGCTTTGATTTGCCTGTAAATTCTGCAAGCATAGCAGTGATCTCTTTTGTAGACATCTTCAGCTGGCTTGCTTTGTACAACTGCCATTCCGCCGAGGGAGTAAGATAGTCCGCTTTAACAAGCTTTTTGGCAATAGACTTGATTATATCAGTCTGTACCTCGCTTACAAGATCAATCAAGTCATCTGGCAGTTTTTGTAACGTCTGAGGGGTAAGCATTACTCCTCACCGTCCTCAAAGCCCATAAGCTCATCGTCGGTAGGTTCACCGTCTGCAAGACGTGCCTTTGCCTCCTCTTCCGATTCGCCGTACCATTTAACACGGTATTCCCACTTCTGCATTAAACCTGCTGTTACATCATCTTTGTCACGTTGTCGCTCGGCATTTTCGTCTACCAGTGGACTTTGGTCAAAGACTATGGATATATGTGCGTCCTCCTTGACCTGTGCGTCGATAAAGCTGTGGCCTATCCAGAGGAGCGTTTTAACAAGACCATGCAAAAAGCTCTCAACTTTTATAAAATGCTTGTGTGCGTTTTGGATCAAGTCCTGCTTGTCGCCTGTGTACTGGGTAGCAGTTACTATAGAGCCTGCATTAAACTGATAATGCTTAGTACCAAATCCCACCTTAAAGCTGAGATAATCAAGCTGTGCCTGTATACCCGCCGTATTGTCTGCAACTCTCAGATCGGGATTATGCTCCTGCACCATACTCTTACCCGTGCCATCGTCCATAGTCTCGCCGATATAATAAAACAGTTGTTGATTTACCTCATCGGGAGCAACCTTTTTATCTCCAGACATATCTTCAAGCATATTTTTGTTTAAAAACACTTTTTTCTGTCCCAACCAAAAATCAGAGTTAAGATTATTATATGCAAGATCAACTCCCTTCAAGTTGTCAATCGCTCCGGCAAAAACCGCACAGCCCATCCCATTATTGCCGTTAATGGGATTAACGATAGCAGGTTTGCATATGGTAAACCAAGGCTTGTCTGATCCTGTATGCATTATTCTTGCAACACCGTCCGGCAGAGGTTCTTCGCTCAACAGCGATTTATCTTTTATTCCAAAGATGTGATTTTCTATGACATATTCGCCTTTTTCCAGACGGTGTATCTCAAGATACAGCTTGTTGTTGCCTTTTGTACAGATATCGGAGCAAAACGCTGCTTCGGTGATAATGCCGTTGTCCGATGATAGGACTATTATCCTATCCGCCTCAAGGTAATTTAGATCTATCCATGCGTCCGGTGACGGCAGAAGTCTGCCGTCTGAGCTTACCACAGCATTTTTAAGACGTATCACAACGGCACAAGTGCCGGAATACATCATTTTTTCCATAAGGTCGTTAGCCTGATCCCAGAAGTTGTTGCTGCCGAACACTCCGCCGTTGTCGGTATCGCCAACGATGAACTTTTCCGAGTATTCATCATCTACTTTTACAAACGTTTTGTCGTTTATTAATATGCTTGCCCAGTCCTCGCACACCTTTTTTGCCATTTTCATGGTATACATATCACGACTCTTGCGTTTTTCTCCGTTTTCAAAAGTTATCCTATGAAATGGTTCATGAAAACCCTTCCACCAGTCTTTCCATACGGATACATTATTATAATAGTCGGTCGAAATGTTATAGCCGAAGTTATTATTCAGCCAGTTTATTATCTCACTGTTCAAATGTTTTCACCTCCTGCCAGCGTTAGCGGCTTGATAAATTTGCTAAAGCTGTACTCCAGAGCGTCGGCGGTATCTATATCGCAAGTACCGTCGTCAAGACGCTCGTCTCTGTCCGGAATTTTAGGATCCCATATCTGCTCCGACAAGCTTCCGATAACATTTTTGCAAATGTCAAGCACCCAAAATCTGCCCTGAGCCATCAAAGACGTAAGCATAGATATTCTGTCGTTTCGTGGAGCTTTGTAGCAGTCCACGATCTTGACCATCAGTCTTGCTCTGGCACAGGCTACTCTCAGACCGTTTATTACCGCTTGGTTTTCGTTGTCCGCCCATGCAAATTTAATTAAAAGCGGATTAAAACGCATATATAACGTCTTTACAAACTTTATAAAAGCAGTGTAAATAGTATCGGGACCGACCTCGCCCTTGCCGCCGTCTATTTTGTGATCTGCAATAACGACAAGCTTTTTAAAGCCCTCAATAAAAGCCGTAGCCACGAATGTGGTCTTTGACTTGTTGCCGCCGAAGTCGATACCTATCTGTATTGATGTGATCTTGCTTTTGTCAAGCTGTGATTCGGGTATTATATACTTTTCGGGGTCGTTGGCAAAGCTCTGGAAGATAAGACCCTCTGCCGCTATCCTTAACCCCAGTATATCTCGCTTGTACCAGATAGATGTCGGATCGTACTGAGATTTTACCTCAGCCTTACGCTGATCTGAGATATTTATGTTATCGTCAATAGTAAAATGTGCGTAGTTGTATCCGCCGAGGAATTTGCGATCGGCGGCGTCCTGCTGGTACTTGTCAATGTACTCGGTGTATATCCAGCTTTTTGGATTGTCCGGGTTAAGATCCCACCATATCTTACGCTTATCTGCGGCGATAGATCTGTTAAAAGCCTCCTGCACAAATGATTTGTGATGCAGATTGATCTCAGTACCTATCCACATACCATAAGAGTTGCCTCGTATGGACTTATAACTGCTGGCAAGCATAGCGCCGGAAAAGATGACGATCCTTGTTTTAAATCCTGTATCCTTGCCCTTTATGATAAGAGCCTCATTGCCCTTGTACTTACCCCAGCGGCATTGACCTCGAAAGAAATGCTCAATACCAAAGCCGTTACAGTCGCCAAGAATGATTTTCGCATTGCCGAGTGTTGACGCCGATGCAAGATGTATCTTGTCTTTAGTAGTCTTAAGCTCGTGACAAAAAGCAAGGACGTTGTCCACTGTCTTTCCGGCTCTTACCGCTCCCTCGGCAACGTTTATCATGCAGTCCTGTGACTTTCGGATATATGCCTTATGCTTATCGCCAAAATTGTAGGGTATGGTCTTTTTGCGTTTCTCAGGCTTAGTTGTCCTTGCCATAGATATCCTCCTCAATTTCCGACGTGTCCTCCAGCTCAGGATCAGCCTTGGGATTCGGTGACCAGTTCTCTTTGTCTTTATTCTGCAAATAGCTCAGAGCGGCGGACGGATTGGGAGCGACTTTTTTTACCCTGCGCCTGATCGTTTTGCGCCCTCTGGCGTCAACTCTAACTTCTTCCTCTGCATATTCGCCGCCCAGAGCCGCCGCAAGCAAAGCTCTCTCCACTTCGGAGTTTACAAGTTCAGGATTGTCGTCCAAAAAATCCTGAAGTTCCTTGTGCCGCTTTTTATAATCTGTGGCAAGCTTTTTCCGTTCTGCCTTGTCGGAGGTATTAATAAAAGCCTCCGACAGCTCGCCGAGGCTTTGTATATCCGTCTGTATTTTTACATCATTAATGTTGCTTACAGCTGCCGACAGCGTGTCGATAGCCTGTTTTCTCTTTACATTCACATTAACACCTCCGTTCGCTCAAACTCAAACTACACGCCCGTTTTAAGGGCTTTCTCTTTCAAGTGTGAAATTATCCTAAGAATTATTTCAAAACGTGCTATAACGCCGTTAAACGCCGCTAAAATGAAATCAAACAGCAATGCTTCGCCATTCGGATATTTTTGTTTCAAAATTCCGTTGATGTCCGGCGCTATGTAATCTGAGCTTAAGCGCAGGGGACGAATCAACCTTACGCTTATGATCAGATCTTTTCCAGTTCTGCGGCAACGTCAAAGTAATGACGCCTGCCGTTTATCTCACAGTACAGCGTACAGCGTTTACGCCGCCTGCTGTATTTAACAATGCAGTGTTCTCTGCCTTTGAGCAGTCCCTCTGTGATAGTCACCTTTCCGCTGTTTATGTAACCACGGCTGACGGTAAGATTTTCGACATCAAGTATCCACCGAAGTCTGACTTCCTCGCTCATCGGCAGCGG